TTCCCTTACCCAACCCTTCTGTTTCAGACCACGAACCGGGTCGAACAAGATACGGCACCTTCTTTGCATACGGATGGCTCTCGTCAACCACCGTGCCAGTACCAAACTCCAGAAAGGAAATGCTCTCTTCCGGGTCTTGCATGAACGCCGATATGATCCATACGCTTTTGGACTTTGAAGGGAATGTCCGCGAAACCGTGAATGTAACAGTAGGCGAAAGTTCCCTTTCCGCTGTTGTGCGGAACGTGGTACTGTAAGCCACGTTAGCAGTCTCGATAATGCGGTTGGACACTTCGCTGATAGTGTTGTCAACCTTTTTCATCAAGCCTTTATCCCGGTATTCGGTCAGCTTCTTAATGGCTTTTCCGATAGAGTCAGGGTCAAGGCCCATGCTTAGAATCATGTGACGCTCACCTTCTTTATGGCATACAAGATGCTGTTCAGCCCTCTTGCCACCTTGGTCACCCGGTAATTGTGCGGTGTGCTATTTTGTGACGATATACCGATCCAGAGGATAGAATCCTCTTTGATAGGACAGGCCGTGTCGGATGTTGACATCAAGTTGGTGTACTCATCGTTCAGACCGAAAGGCTCAACGACAGCTTCACCTTTGGCGGGGGAAACGTAGATCCACAGCGGAGCCGGAGTCGTATATGTCTTCTGCTTCTCGCCGGTCATCTTCCCGTCTTTCATGATGTCAGTCATCCCTGTGTACAGTGCGTATTCAATTTTCTGCTGATTAGCCGAAAAGTTCTGCATCACAACACCTTCCCATACGGGATCACACGCCTTAATATGTCCGCATCATCCGGGGAATCCCAATGACGATGGATGCCGTTTTCAAGGTGAACAGTCTCGCCCATACCGCCCTGTCTTGAGAAGTACCTGGCGGCTAACTCGCACTGGTCACCTTCGTGATATGACGGCACACCATCAACACCAGCCGGTACACCAAAGGGGTATACTGTTTCAAGCAGCGTGTCTCTTGCGGCCTCAAGGTAGATGGAAACAGTTTCCTGGTCAGCCCTGGGGTCGTTATTCAACAGCTTTTGAACTCTAATGATTTTCTCGCTATCAGTCATGGTGTGCCTCACAAATCACTTTTTCACGGGTGCCTTTTTCCTGGAGGGTTTCTTAACCTCTTCCGGCTTCGGCTCTTCTTTGCGGTCTTCCTTTTGGCTGTCGGCGGTCAGACCGATTATCATGCCGCCAACAATATGCCGTTTGTAGTTGTCCATCAGTTCAGCACAAGCACCTTAGAAGCATCAGAAGTGGTGGAACCGTAGACCAGTGCCACTTTACCGGCTGCCACGGATGTGCCGGAATCACCCTCAAGGTTCTTCACGGTAGCCGCACGGGATGCCGCGATATTGTTCACGATCATGGTCTGCCCGTCTGCAAGACCAAGCACAAGAGCCTTAGAAGCGGCGGTGAACTCAAAGTTCACGAAAAGCTGTTTCTCGGCTTCTTTCAGGGCGTAGGTGTCATCCTTAACGATGGTCTTCGCGAACTCGGCTGTGTCATAGCCGTCTGTGTATCTCCATTCCATGGCCATGGTTCAGACCTCCCTTAGTTAGCAGTAGATTTACGATGCAGATAGATGCCTTTAACCTTGTTATCAAGTACCCAGCAATCATGGTAGATGCGGTAGTCGAACTTGTAGGCATCAGCATTGATGTTCTCGTTGGGCAGCCAAATCCTGGGGATGGCGTGTTTCACAACCTGTGCAATAGCCGTGGGATGGATGATCATGAAGTTGATCTTGTAGCCACCGGCAGTAGGAGCGAAACCGAAGTTCTCGGTGCCATCGTACAGGGTCACAGCGGTGTTGAACCGGGATTCGGGAACTCTGATAACGGGCATACCGTTGAACATTTCCACTTCGCGGTTTACGCCGTTCTCGTTAGCAAGGTAACGGGTGATCTTCGCTTTGATGCCATGGTAGAAGGTTTCGGAAACGTAGAGCAGTCTGCCCTCCATGGGAACTTCCGCATCACCAAGCACCTGTTCAGCGGTGTCGATCAGATTCGGGCAATCCGTGGTGCCAACAGTGATGTCAGCGTTTGCAACAGTACCGGCATTAGCGGCATACTTAGCGAAACGGAAAGCGTCAATTTCGGGAACCACGTTCAGTCTCATGAACTGCTCAACGAGGGTACCGAAAGCAAGGCCAAGAGTCTCTTCATTATCCATAGCGTCTACGGACAGAGACACGCCACGATCCTGTTCCAGCGTTAAGGTTTCCCAAGTGCCGGTTACGGAACCCTGGACAAAGCCAGCGTTACGGGAATAGTTCGCAAGACCGTCCATAGAGGTCTTAAACAGCTTAACGGCATTAGCACCGATGAACTGTACGTTGCCGTTGGCGGCATCGAGTCTTGCGGTCAGGGATTCTCTCTTATACTTTTCATCGAGAATCGGTAAATACTTGCTTGCAAGAGCAATAGAGTTAGGCATTGTTTATACTCCTTATAAACCCATAGCCTTTCTGAAGTCGGCAGCAGATTTCTCTGTGTCATCGCCGGGTGTCGGCGGTGTCTTGCCTTTAGTCAGGTCAGGCATATTGTTGAGCAAGCGTTCCTGTATGGCCTGTGCCTGTGCATCGTTGAATGTCTTCTGGTTCGCGAAAACTGTACTCATATCGCCGTTTGCCATGGCCTCCGCAGTAGCTTTAGCCAGGTTCGCGTCATAGCCAAGAGACAGGAAGTTCTTCTCAAAGCCTGATACGGTGTCGCGCTTCTCCAGTTCAGCCAGTTTGGTGCGTAAGCCGGAGATCATGTCTTCCGTTTCAGCCGCCTTGCGTGTTCCTTCGTCCTGTGTCTCCCGGAACTTCTTCTTCCAGTCGGCGGCATCCGATGATGCGTTTGAGGTCGCTTGCTTCTGTTTCTCCAGATCGCCCTGTAATTTCGTGATGGTTTCCTGTAAACTTTTTATGGTCTTGTTCAGTCCATCAACGCTCAGTGTCTGGTTGGTTTCGTTTGTGTTTTCCATGAACACTCCTCTCTGCGATTTAGGTCTTCTCTGACCGCCTGTGCGCTTTTAAGTGATCTCCCACTTCCTCTGCGAAATTTGTACCGCCCCTTCTCTGGGGCTTGTATGTGCATCGGCAGAGCCGAATTACATTTGTTTTACTGTTTCTATGAACTGCCCTATTGTCATGTGTTCCATCTGCATCCCGTTACTGTATGCTTCGGAACGTGCCTTGTTCGCTGTCTCTACCAACACCTTTACATCGTTTGACAGATAGACTTCACTGTACTTTGCGTACAGTTCCGAAAAAGCCTTTGCGTCTTTCACCACATACTTTGTGTTTTCGGGGTCGATGAACTCCGGCTTCTGAAAGTCGTAGTAGCAGTCGAACACGACCTTTGCCGTCTGCTTCTTGAGTTCCTCTTCCATGCCTGATTCGGCAAGCTGATCAAGGAACCATTCCCTTGACTTCATCAGTTCCGGGTACGTTTCCACCAGTGAGTTTTCCACGCCGTTCTTCCGCATCACGGATTCGGGATTCCATGCCCATGTGTAAAGCGGAGTGGATATGTACAGGTGCTTCTCGGTCTTCAGAAACGCCAGCCGCACCATGGCCCCGTCTTCGTGCTTGTGTATATGCGTGGGGAACCTGATGCCTGTGTCGATCAGGAACTGCTTTCTGAATGCCTTGCCATGCACGAAGCACATATCGTTCTCATGTCGGAACAGGTGGTAGCCTTTGTAGTCTGATTCCTCGATGAACGAACTGTGGATGATGTCCGGCTCGTCTTTGATGGCTGTCATAAACATATTCAGACCAAACGCCTGGCAGAACATATCGTCACAGTCGCACCACATCACATACTCGCCCTGTGCTTCGTCTAAGCCGTGGTTACGGGCAGTTGAAACACCTCCATGCGGTATCGTGTATGCGCTGACCGGTAGACCGTATGCGGCGTATAAATGCCGCTCAAGCGCACCATCTTCACCGTCCTGTACAACGATGATCTCTATTTCTTTCCAGTCGATACCACGCTGAAGTGACAGGCTGTCGAACATCGGCTTTACGGTTCTCCACGGTTCGTTGTAGTGGGTGATGATTATCGACAGCTTCATTCGATCCGCACCCCCGTTTCCATCCACACGCCGTACTTGATAGCGCAGTAATTACGGAAATCCTCTTCCGTGTTGAACAGTTCACGCTTTGCCGGGTGCTTGCGGAAATCATTCATGCACTTTGTTAGGAAAGCGTACTGCCGTTCTTCGGGGGTTCTTGTCAGGCTCCACATATAGTCGTAGTACCGCCGTGTATTCATGTAGTCCATGAACGGGTAGCCATGCTCTGTGCAGTACCGTTCGATCTCGTCATACTGTTCGCAGATAGCGAACTCGTCCTTGATAGTGTCTGTGCCGGAACCGGCGTTCCCTCTGCGGTAGTAGTAGAGGATGTCATTCACGAATCGGTAGTCATGTGCTGCCATGCGGATCTTGAAGGAAACCGCTGTGTCTTCGTAGTTCTGTCCACCCTCGCGCCAGTAAAGGTTGTTTTCCTCAATAAAACTGCGCTTGTAGATTCCCGCTGGGAGCAGAACCATCTTGCCGAAGATGTAGCCCATCTTTTCGGGCGACAGTACATGAGGGTCTACGCAGAACATATCATCTGGTGCGTTCAGCGGATTCGGTTGAAGATGCCCGTCATCCCATACTCCGAAGAAACCACAGCGAACCACATCAGCTTTTTCCCGATACCTTGGCGTAGTGGCTGCCATATACAGTTCTTCGTACATCATGAGCGAGGCGAAATCGTCCGCATCACATTCGGCTATGTAATCGCCATGTGCCATCTTCCAACCACGGTTCACCGCATTGGCCTGTGATATGCACTCCTGATGGACTACCTTTACAAGGTCCGGGAACTTCTCGGCGTATAAGTCAAGGATTTTCCCCGTGTTGTCTGTTGACCCATCGTCAATACAGATGATCTCCATCCCTTTCAAAGTCTGGTTCACCAAAGAATCCATGGTCTGCTGAATGTAGTCCTCTGCGTTGTACGCCGGAACGATCACACTAACGGTGTACTTGTCTTTCAAATCCCCCTTCTTTCCCGGTCACCCAAACGCAAGTATGCACCGGCAGTTTACGTTGTTCTCTGCCATTGAGAACCCGCCTGGTGCTGACGCTTGGTCACCGTCAAACGTGTAGAACTCTGCATCGAGCGGAACCGTCATCCCTTCAAGATAGGAATGAGTGTCACGGACGCGATCATCATTCATGGTGATCCAGGTCTTAGACTGCGCTCCCGCTTCTGTTGCGGTTGTCAGGGAACCCTCGTTGAATACCCTTGTCATATCGGTTTCAACCACTCGCATGATCTCCGGCAGTTTGCCGTCTTCCGCGTATTCCCTTACCCTCTGTTCAAAGTCCTTGTCGGCTATCTTCTTGTATATGGCTTCGCGCATTTCCGCTTTGGTCGGCGGGATCTCCGTTCCCAAAGTCTCGTTCGCGTAGTCAACCCCGTAAACGTAGGCCATTATCAGAGCATCCAGCACGATGTCGATACAAGCCTCAACATTGAACCGCCGCTTCTTCGTTCCGTCTTCCGCTTCTATGTCGAAGGACTCTTCCACAAGCCGCTCTTCTATGTT